TAAATCAAAGATTGAAAGATCGCCTTGGTTTGCTGGAAAATATAATCCAAAAGCAGACTCTGTTGAGTTTGATAAGGCAATTACTGTTTACTCTGGTCACTCAGAGCGTGAATCACATGAGGGTTTGAACTTGTTAATGGCAGTGCTTGATGAGATTTCTGGATTTGCTTCTGAAGTAGGAACAGGAAATGATCAAGGCAAGACTGCTGAGAATATATACAAAGCATTTAGCGGTACAGTAGATTCTCGTTTTCCAGACCTTGGCAAGGTTGTATTGCTTTCTTTTCCAAGATATCAAGGTGACTTTATTTCAAAGCGGTATGATGATGTAATTATGGACAAAGAAGTAATAGAACGTAGACATACCTATGTCATTAATCCTGATTTGCCACATGATAATACAGACAATCAACTTGAAATTGTATGGGAAGAAGACCATATTGTTTCATATAAAATACCAAAGGTCTATGCTCTTAAAAGACCTACATGGGAAGTAAATCCTACTAGAAGTATTGAAGATTTTAAGATGTCTTTCTTTAAGGATATGGGGGATGCAATGATGCGTTTCTTGTGTACCCCGACATATTCATCTGATGCATTCTTTAAACAAAAAGACAAGCTAGAAAGATGCATGACCTTAAGAAACCCTGTAGATAGTCATAGAAGATTTGATCCTGGATTTAAGCCAGACCCTGATAAGGTTTATTATGTTCATGCTGACCTTGCACAAAAGCACGATAAATGTGCGGTTGCAATTGCCCATGTTGATAAGTGGGTAAGTATTCAAGTCATTAAGGATTATGAGCAAGTCGCACCAATCGTAATAGTAGATGCTGTTGCTTGGTGGGAGCCAAAAGTAGAAGGACCTGTTAACTTATCTGAGGTCAAACTATGGATACAAAACCTTCGTAGAGAAGGATTTAATATTGGAATGGTATCGTTTGATAGATGGCAGTCTTTTGATATTCAAAATGAATTAAAGGCTGTCGGTATAAGAACTGATACTGTTTCTGTTGCTAAAAAACATTATGAAGATTTAGCAATGATGATATATGAAGAAAGAGTTGCTATGCCAATGATTCCTTTATTGCTTGATGAGATGAGTGAACTTAAAATTATGAGAAATAACAGAGTTGATCATCCACGCAAGAAATCTAAGGACTTGGCAGATGCCGTTTGTGGGGCGGTATTTGGGGCAATATCTCATACCAGCAAGGACTCTAACCTAGAAATTGAGATCCATACCTGGTCTAGCGCATCCCGACTTGCACAAAAGCAAAGGGATATGATAGAATTAGAATCTAAGGAAATGCCTGAAGATATCAGAGATTTTCTAGACGACTATAAATTAATTTAATTAAACGAGGAGAAAAATGAATTCATTCAAAAAGATTGCCCTAGGCCTTGCTGCAGCAATGTCCTTTGGCGTTATGTCAGCACTTCCGACAAGTGCTGCTGTAAATGCACCAACTCTAACAATTGACTCAGCCACAGATGCTGTTGTCTCTGGAGAGTCTGCAACAGCAGTAGTAACACTGTCGTTTATTTCAGAAACATCAGCAGATACGGCAACAATTATCTCTGCTATGTTTTCTCAACCAGCAGGATCAGCAAAGTCTGCTACCCTATCGCTTATAGAGACATCAACATCTTCTGTAGTAATTGCAGAAAATAATGTTTCAGCAAATGTTAACTCAACAGCTAACACTCCAACATATGTAACCGCAAAGTTTTTGGTAACTTTGAATGCACCAACAGTTGCAGGTACATATGATGCAAGAATTTTGACAACAAGCCCAGTCAATGGGCCATCAGTTGCATGGACAGTAACAGTTAAGGCAGCGGACCTAACTCCATCTGCTTCAACTACTACATCTATTCTTAATGCTGGTGAACTAACAACTGCAACAGCAGATGCTACAGTTTATGCTCCAAAGTCTACTTCTACAGATGCAGCAGCGGTAATCGTTGTTACACCTAAGAATGCAGCAGGCGGATCAGCAACAGAGTCGATTCTTGCAACCGTTTCAGGTTCTGGACTTATTGGTTATGGCACAAATGCTACAGCTATCTCTGCTCTTGGTCGTGCAATTGTTGTTCCTACAGGAAATTACATTGGTGTATTTGCTGACGGTACAGCAGGACTATCAACAATTACTCTTACAACACTTACAGGTACAGTTCTTGCAACAGAAAAGGTAACATTTTATGGGGACATTGCAAAAATTGTTGCAACTTCAGATAAGGCAGTTATTTCTGTTGGGTCAAATGCAGATGCCATCTCAGCAATTGCATATGATGCACAGGGTGTAGTTGTTGGTTCGGGAACACTTTATGCTACTTCTTCAGATCTAACTACAGTTAACAACTCTGCTGTTTCAGCAACAATTGTTAATGGTGTGGCTAAATTTGCTGCAAATGGTGTTAAGTCTGGTTCTTCAAACATTGTTGTTTCAACAGGAACTACAACTCCTATCGTGTCTGCTCCAACTGCAATTCGTGTAGAAGGAACAGTATCAACCGTAAAGGTTGCTTTTGATAAGGATGAATACCTTCCAGGTGAGGCTGCAACAATTACAGTATCTGTACTTGATGAAGCAGGACTACCAGTCTCTCCAAAGACATACGCAAATCTATTTGCCACTGGTGGAATTCTTTCATCATATGCATTTGGTGCAACATCAGAGACAATCACTGCAGTTTCAGTTACAACAGATCTTACATCTATTAAGACATACAAGGTGTTTATGCCACTTGCACAGGGAGATGTTAAAATCACCGCTGTTGGTGGAACATCTTTGCCACTTGCTGGACAGGTAGAAGTATCTGATACAGCAAAGGTTGTTGATAAGAATGCCCAAGCAGCAATTGATGCAGCAAACGAGGCATTAGATGCAGCAAATGCAGCAACTGATGCAGCAAACGCAGCAGCAGAGGCAGCAGATGCAGCAACTGCAGCAGCACAAGATGCAGCAGATGCAGTATCTTCTCTATCTACTCAGGTTGCAGAGATGATCAATGCTCTAAAGAAGCAGATCACCGCTCTAACAAACCTAGTAATTAAGATTCAAAAGAAGGTAAAGGCATAGTTTAAAAACTACAAATTAGGGGCTAGAGAAATCTAGCCTCTTTTTTGTTTTATAAAATGATATAATAAACTTATTAGTCATATCCACCACTACGACTATTAGGAGATAATTATTAAGAAATTAATAAGAGCAGTAATTGTTCTATCTTTAATTTTAGTACCATTGTTGTTAGTAACAAATAAAGCCAATGCAGTAGAAGGTTTAACTGCTCAGGTTTATGATGTACAAGGGCAAAATAATGCTCCATACATACCACAGGGAGCCTCTCCAGTCCTAACAACAAACGTACCTAACATTAACTTTCAATGGGGCGGTGGAAGCGTTCTTGAAGGGCCATCAGAAGACGTAATAGTAAGGTTCTCAGGCTCAATACGCTCTGAATCTACTCAAGATATATCCTTTATGGCTACAGGAGATGATGGAACAAAACTTTACATTGATGGCATTAATATAACAAACGACTGGTATGACAAGGGTGGAGGGGGATCAACGTCTGACCCAATATCCTTTACGGCAGGAGTTCCAAAAACAATAGAGTTGCTGTATTATGAAAATGGTGGGGGAGCAAATGTATTTCTATATTGGGATCAATCTGGATCTATGGGCATTGTCCCAGCGTCAGCCTTTACTTCACAAGCAGCACCAGTAGTAAAAACAATAGGTGCCCCAAGAAATCTAACCGTAGTTGACGGGGCAACTTCAACAGTTTTAGATTGGGATGCTCCAGACACTGGCAATACACAGCCAGAAAGATACGCTATATCCTTTAGTGCAGATGGTGGTGGATGGGGAATAGCAACAGGAAATGTTGGGGATTCTAACGCATTAAATACAACAATAACAATTAATCATTCATTGCTTGAGTCTTTAAAGCCAAGCGGTACGATTTGGTCATTTCATATTAGATCAGATAACGATACATTAGGACTTTACTCTGCAAACTCAAATGTTGTTACATTAAAAATTGGAAAGACTGCAGAAGAAATTGCTGCAGAACAAGAAGCAGAACAGGCTGCAATTGATGCAGAAAATGCAAGACTCGCTGCTATCGCTGCAGAAGAAGCAAGGATATTAGAAGAGGCAAGGTTAGCAGAAGAAGCAAGACTTGCAGAAGTTGCTAGACTTGAAGCAGAAGCAGCAGCACTCTTAGCAGAACAACAAGAGGC